AGAGAATACATGAGACACAGACACAGAGCGAGGCACCGCTACTCTGAAACATTGGAAATTTTTGATACAAGGATGTATTACGATAGGTACACACACGGCAAAGACGTTTTCTTTAATACTTGTCATTTCACTACGAATGGCGATTGCGTTTTTGTTACACCCTATTTGTCTAGGAATACTTATATTGCTCCTAGGACCTTACCTCCAGCTCATTTACCAAAACTTGATGTGGATTTTTTACATCCCATTTTACCCAATTCAGATCCTTTCAGAGTGGGCGACCTTAATATTGCTCATATTGATGCGCCCCATCTTAATGTTGATAGCAAAATATACCAGGGCTTATACCCTTTGCATTTTCTTTTCTCTACAATGTTTAGGCCTGCAGGTTCCTTATCTAACGGTCTGGCAAGCATTTTCTTTAGACTTCTTCGTATTCCCAACAGTAAAGTACATGATTCAAAACGCGTCAAGGCTTTGGGATTCCTTCCGTCCACCCTAAGTAAGTTTGAGATTAACCTCGATGAGTGGTTGAAAACTCTGTCTGCTAAGCAAAAGAAATTGTACAAAACTTATTCCGAAAAAGAACTGATTTGTGCTTATTATCAAAAACACACAAAGATCTTCATTAAAACTGACGAAGTGATACCTAGCCAAGAAAAATTTGTACCGAGATTAGTATATGCTCCTCATTTTTATTATGTGATGAGACTTGGACCTTTCGTTAAGAATTTTGCAAAACATTTAACCAAAACGATCTGGGGAAAAAACTCAGAACCATTCACTGAATACAAAGGTGTTAAGGTTTATGGATACTACGCCTGTGGTGCTACCACAGAAGACTTATCTTTTTTCGTCAACAAAGCATGGTCCGGTAACGACGGGCTATACCTCATGGTAATGGGGGATGATACTTGGGCTTTGTTGAGAAAAAACGGCAAAGTGAAGGTTATAGAAACAGATTTTTCGAAATTCGATGCTACACAATGCAACACAACCATGGAGATTTCTTTGCAATGGTTGGAAAAATTGGGATACTCACAAGAGGCCCAAATATGGAGAAATATGTACAAAGAGAAGAAGTACTATATACACAGACCCACCGGGAATATAGTTCGCATACCTAAAGAAAAAGAATTTTTCTTGACAGGCGAACCAGGAACATCTTTGAGAAATTCTATTTTAAATATGGTTGTCTCTTTACAAGCAATTATAGATGAAGATGTTAATGTATATAAAGAATACGGCCTAGTCGTTAAACAAAAAGAAACATTGTCACCATACAACACAACCTTTCTTAGGTGTGTGTTCTTACCTACTTTGGATGGTTACACATGCATCAGATTACCAAGTTTTTTACTTAAGTTTGGTAAAAGCACGACAGACCCGTTATTAATATACCCTAGAAATTGGGATGATGATAGAAAACTTCAACAGTTTATTAGATCTCAATGGCTTGGTTATGGAAATATGAAAACAAACTGGTTTTATTCCAAATTTCATAGACACATTAAACACATAACACCAAAAGCAGATAAAGTAAGATTTGAACTTAAAGAGTGGCAAGTTCTAAGCACTGGTCAAACTATAGATGATGAAACATTCTTTAAATTTATGGATGACAGATACTGTATATCTAAACATGAAATGCAAGACTTTATGGATTTACTCAATGGCGTGAACTCCTTGCCAGTTGTTATTGAACACCCAATAACAATGAAGTTGATGCGTGATTATTAAACACCATCAAGGAGCCCGTAATAAAGTAGACCTTAACGAATCGAAAAACAATTTAGATATATTTCTAGTGCGATGAATGAATTACAAAGCCTTAAAAACTTACTTAACAAGCCAAATAAAAAAAAAAAAAAAAAAATTTTAAAATATTTTTAGGGGAAAGAAAAAAATAAAAAACCTTAAAAAATTACTTAAAAAGACAAAAAAAAAAAAAAAAAAAAAAAAACACGC